CGGTTATTACACCTACGTGATTTTCGATGTACATTTCAATAGCAGCAGCGTGTGCTTGCTTCATGTCCATACTAGAGTTAGGTATTCCACCTATTTCTTTCTCAGTTACGGAAAGCTTGTTCCATAATCTGTCAGGTCGGTTCATCGAATAACCCCGGTAGCCTCTTCTCTTAAAGTGGTATAATAACCTTGGTTTGTTATTCTCGGCAAGTATTGGCATTCCATAAAAGACGCAAGCCATAAGCACGTCTTCGAAAAATATCTCTGCTGTTTGAGGCCTAGCTATGTATTCTAAAAAGAATGTACTAGGTGGTGCATCTTCCATTGTGAATTTAGTTAATCCATGCAATGCACCTTTAGAACCCCTGCCATCAGTCGTTCCTGAAATATCGTAGCTATCACACCCAAATGCACCAACGTGTTCGTTGCCTGGGTATATGATACCGTTCTTAACTATATACTTATTTTGTAGACTTAAACCAGGTACCCAAGACACATTAAAGCGCCCTTGAGGGTTTGGCATAAACACTACTTTAGTATCCTTAACTCCGTTTTCCCACTGAAAACTCCCACGTGTTACAGTATTAGTATTACGCAAGTCTGCATTATAATCAACCTGTTCGTAGATTTTTGCTAAGTTAAAAATACTATTCTTGCTTTCATCACGGAAAGCGTGGTCTGTAGTACGTGGAAACTGGCGGTAGTATTCGTTCAAAGCATCTTGGTCTTGTTTAAGGCCGTCAACTTCATTTTCCCAGTAATCTATAACGCCCACTTCGATGCTATCACCGTGTGGGTCTACCGCTTCTTCTTCAGGTGTATTAAATACCGGCTGCCCGTACTCATCAATAAATCCTTCATAGTTCCACTCCATTGGTATAAAGAGCGAGTATAATCCCGATTTTGTTTGACCATTATTGTTTCGCTTGGTTACATCTGAATCTAAATACAACTTCTTAAAGTTGTTACCACCTTTATCTAAAGCATTCGAGGTACTACCCATTAAACACTTACCGATGATACGAGAACCAAGACGCAAACACGTTTTAGTTACGCGCCAGTTGTTTAATATGTTATCAGGCTTTTCCCACTTACCGCTCTCATCATGCACGAGTAGCTTAAGCTTTTCACCATCATAAGAGTTGTCTCCTGTATTCTTCCAGTCAATCGTTGTATCAAGACCTTCGAGTTGTATTCTCTCTTCTTGCGATTGTATTGACTTACGTGTTAGCTTAGAAGCAGGAACCCTATACGCCAGTTCAGTCTTCGGTCTATCCATACCATCTTGTATGGGTTTGAAGAAAAACGGGTAGTTAAGGGAAATTGGTACAACTTTGTCGGTAAACATTTTCTTTGCATCACTACCGGACTTTGATAAGATACCGAATCTTGCGTCACTTGAGATAGTTGCTTGGTTAACGGTTTCACCTGATGCCATAAATGAGAATCCACTCCGTCTGTTCTTAAGGTAGCACATTCCATAACATCTGGTATCAACCTTACAGGCTTCCCAAAATATAAAGAAGAGTCTGTTGGCTTCTCGATAGTCGGGGTGGCCAACGTCGATCTTACTCCACTGCAAGTACATGTAATGAGTTCCAGTGATATAAGTAGGCTTACCTTTGTTATAAAACCAATAACCGTTGTCACGTCTATTGAATTCTTCGTCAATATAGCCTTCCCACTTGTTCTTAAACTCATCTGGATATGTTTGCCAATCGAATATACTCTTAATATTTTTAAGCTCCTTAGGATACTCCTGAACAATCCACTTATTTAAGCCTTTCTTTAAGCTTTTAGGCTCTGGAGGTAGAGCTACAACAAGATTTTGTATTTCAATAATCTCGCCTATCTGACCTGTCTTGCTTAATACAATAAGGTCGTGTTCTTTATTGTAACCGTACTTCCACTTCTTACTCTTATTATACCGATGTATCGTGGTGAGCTTTATAGGCTCTACGGTTTTAACTAAATCTTGCTCGTACATTACTTAGAGCGTCTTTCAGCAAAACCTTTGAAAGCTTCTTTCTTTTCTTCTGCTGGTTTATTCTCTAGTATACGTTCTTCTTCTTGTATGCGGTTTAATATTTCAAAGGCATCGAATATTGCCAGCTTCTTAGTAGCAGCAGCATTTTTTAATCGGTCTGCAGATACATCATCCTCTGTATTAGTAATGATTTTCTCTTGCGCGACTTTAATGAGTTCATCAACAGCTTTGTGACCAGCTAGGATTATACTCTTTTTCGTCTCCTTGATACTCATATTCGATTGTAATTTGATTGACGGGTATACGATACAATCGTTCACCCTCTATATTAAATTCGTATTCCATACCAGGTTTAAACCCTACAAGCGCACCTACATCAAAACCTTCACCAGCATATTTAATAATGCCTATTGCCGGTTGTTCGTGGTGCATAGCCAATGTATCTTTTGCTACTATAGGCTTAACAAAACAGTAGCCGTCTAATGCTTGCCACTCCGTGTTTCTTTTGTAAGCGTAAATTTGGTCTGGTTGCACAAAGAATGTGTCTTCCTTGTAATATGCCTTAGAGTTCTTTTCTTTGCCTCTAATGTCGCGAAAACGTCTAAATACGTTATGGTGAACGATTACTTCGTCACCAGGTTGTATCTCTGAATCAATCGCTAAAGGCGTGTTTACTACAACGCCTAGTCTGCTGGTATAATGATGGTTTTGTACTTCTGTATTTAATAGTAACTCTTTACCATCTATATCTTTCTTCGATGTAGACCTACCGTGTTTTGGTGACACGATAAAGTTAAATATGCTTTGCATTACCAATTGAGATCGTATTCTACAGATACTGCCATGTTCTTGTTAAAGTCTTTCCACGGCATTACATTATCAGCTTTTTGAATATAGATAGAGTACTTATCTTCCTCTTCTATAATGTTAACTATAGTATGACCACCATACACTTCCTGTCCAACAGAATAGTGCATGGCGTCATTCTTATAGTCCTTACCTACACTAATCTTTCGGATTATCTGCATCTTCTGCTTCTGTAATCTCTCCAGTAGTTAGGTTTACGGTTACATTACCGTATTCGTCTTCTAAGTCTGCTTGCGTTTGCTTAAGTTGTTTAATCAACTCGTCAACCTCAGCCATAAGTCCATGCTTCTGCATTTCGATACCACCGATTGTTGCTTGTCCTTCGTTAATCGCCTTAACTAATGATTGTAGCGTTTCAAGCTCTTTGTCTGTTACTTTTTTCATTTTATTTAATTTAATTGTTACGTATTATTATTACCTGTAATTAAGGTAACTCAAGTTCCTCAGGTTCAGGGGGGTTGCAATATAAACTATCTGGGAATAAGGTACAGTATGTTGTAGCATACTCCTCTCTAGCACTTGATGATCCGAAACTATGGATACCCATAGGCGTAGGCCAAACTAAGTAGCTGTCCCAAGAGCTATCAACACCATCAGACCAATCTACATCAACAGCATACACATCAGATAATACAGCAGCTGTTAGCTCCTCTCCATCCTCATCATATGTAGCAGGGGTTACCACAAGGTATCCTAGCTTTACAATTCCGTTGTTGTGTGTTGGGTTCCCCTCGTCATCGTGGGGCAATGCGGCTATCGCAGTATCTGCGGCGGCCTCATTGGTAAACTCGTATTTTCTCGTTAGTTTCATTTTATATCGTTGTAAGGGTTGCTAAATCTGCATCGCTTAAAGCAGTGTTAAAAGTAAGCACTTGTTTTACATTGCCGTAGAAAAAAGCACTTGCACCTCCGTAATCAAAACTCAACTCGTTCAAAGTGTTCGCTGGAAATATTGAACCACTATTATCGGTTACTCTCTCCACACCATTAACCCATAAAGCAAAGTCATTTTCTTTGTACTTGAATGCTATTTTGTTAATACTCGTCACCGAAGGAGCGGTATAAGTCATAAGACAAACCAAAGAACCGCCAACAACACCATAGGCTCTAATAAAATTGTTTACAATTCTTATATTAATACGAT